CTATAATCAACATATATATTACCTTCTGAATCTTGTGATAATGTATTCCAATTAGGATCTGTTCCTTTCTTCCAATCCTCCATTGACTTAAAAATTTGAGATCTTTCAGAATCAGGAATTAAAATTTTATCATCTACTTTTACTTCTGAGCCTTCTTTATAGCCCATTCTAGCTACAACTTCTGGAGCTTCTTTTCTTAATGCTTCAATACCTTTATTTGCTTTACCACCTTTAGCTTTCTTTTTTCTTTTTTCTTTTTTAATTTTGACAGGGGTAATAGCAATCGCAATGCCTTCCATTTGTTCTTTCATTGAGCCGTTTTGTTTCATTAGCGATTCTCTTTAATTATTTGTTTAACTGATTGGGGGAGTTGGAGCAACCGTTCCAGAGAACTGATCCTCCCCTGGCTGCGGAATATTTCCAGTTCCGATGTTGCCACCGCCAGTACCTGTAGCTCCAAGTTCTTGAGGTGACTGAGGTAATCCTCCATCGCCAGCCATTGGGGGCTGTTGACCAGTGGGTTGAGTCTCTGTGCCTGTTTCTTGTCCAACATTTTGCATACCTATTATTTGTGCCATAATAGCTGCTTCTTCAGGATCGTTGAGTATCTCATCAGGATCTAAATCTAAGCTATAGGCTAGTTCACTTATTAACTTAGAGATCTTAACAAAAGGAGCAATAGCAGGACTTTGTGCAGTTTGTAAGAACATAGTCAATCTTTGACTTCTTACTTCTTTTTGCATCAAGCTATTTGTTCCAGAGGCTTTAATTTCTAAATCGCCTTTAACATCCATATCCCCCTCAAAGAACTGCATATTCCATTGAAAGTAAGCTTCACCTAATGGCTTCAATAAGAAGTCATCTAAGTTTTTAACAACTGTTTTAATATTTAAACTAGCTGCGCCTAACAACATTGACATACCTGATGCTGTTCTTGTCATACTTTGAACACCTGTTTGTCCGTGACTGTAACTAGGTAGTCCAGTTTGTTCGTCTGCAAGCTGTCTAAACTTGTCAAACATCATCATGTTTTCGTTAGCTGTATTAGGAAACTTTAAACCGTAAATTGATTGTCCTGCCATTCCTGCTTGTCTACGGAAAACTTTTCCGGGATATATTTCCATTGATTGTCCACCTACAAGGGCAGACTCATCTATGTCAAATACAATCGAACCAGAAAGAGCTAAGTTATCTATAGCCATTCTAGCATGTCCGTTCATTATCTGTTGACTATCATCCATGTTTTCAGCAATGCCTATACCAAAGAAGTTGTATGGATTTCTTTCGTAAGGAAAAGCATGATAAGGAATACGATACGGTGTAAATGGATTAATAACAGCGCGTAATAGTTTACCACCTGTTACCCACGCATTAACCTGTACTTCGTCTAAATCATCTATTGTGTCGGGTAAGTCTATACCTACTTCTCTTGCGTATTCAGCATCCATGATACCCCAATACTCAAGTACTTCATAATTAGAATTATATTCTTCTTCTGTTCTAGCGTTATCTTTTAACTGACTTTCAAAACCTTTTTCTTCGTAGTTCGGACCCATTTGTAAACATTCACGAATGGCATCTTTGTCAAAGTAAGGCATGTTACGCAGTTGTCTAAGTTGACTACGATTCATTTTGTGACGATGAATTACATATTCACATTCATCCATATCAGTTGCAGATGGATCAGGATAAAAATCCCAACAACTTACAAACTCTATTCGTGGTACTCTAACTTCTAAAGGATTATATTCTCGTTCACCTTCTTCGTTAGTAGTCCACCTACTTAGTTTCTTGTTAAAATTAAATGGTCCTTTAACAATACCTGTACCTAACAACGCAGATTCAAGTAAAGCATTTCGTATTTCTGACGATCCGTTTGACTCTTCTATTTGATCATGGACAAGTTTTTCTAATCTACGTGCAGCTTCTTGTGCAGGGTTTACTTCTAAAACTTTTGGATCTGCGCTATAGCCTTCTTTTAAGAAACCTTTATCTTCAGCTTGATCTTCTAAACTATCTTCAAAGACACCTTTACCAAAAGTAGCTCCTGCTTTTAAAGCACGACCATCGCCTTCAAAACCTATATCGTATGGATTTTCTTGAGGCTCGTCTTCCATTCGATTGCCTATGTTATCAGGCATTTCTTCGTCTGGAAGAGACATTTCAATTCCTTGCATTGGGTTCTGTGTATCTAAATGTGCAGAAGCGTATTCGCCTTCTGGAACTTTAGTTTCACTAATACCAATCGGAAACTTACCAGTACCAAACATAACATCTACTAACTGCCCAAAGGCTGCTAGTACTTTTGTTTTAGTAACTTTTACAAAGACTCTAGATTTTTCAGACTCTCTAAACTTAACAGACTTCTGATATAAACCTCTGTAGTTTTCATATGCACGTAACCATCGTCTTTCATCTGATTGACGAGCATCTTCAGCTTGTTGAAATCTATCTTTAATAACACCGACAAGATTTGACTGTTGTGCAAGTTCTAAATCTAGAATTTTTCCAGACTCACCTTCCACATCTTCATAAATGTTGTCAGCGTTTAAAAATGTATTTTCGTTTTCTGCCATGTTTAATACCCAAAGGTTGTATCAGAAGGTGCGTATATTTCTTGTTTTAACTCTCGTATCCGATCATATGGGCTTGCTATTCTAGGTCTGCTCATAATCATATAACGTAATGCGTCATATGCGTGATCCGAAGCGTGAGTATCTACATCCTCTGGATTTGTTTTAGACAACGGTATACTTTGTAATTCTCTTATCAAGTTAGGACACGTATTAAATATTTGTAACTTAGGTCTACCGTTCTCTTTAATTTTTAAAAATTCATGTATTTGAATTTTACCTTGTACTCTGTTCTTATCTGCTCTTCTTAACTTGTGTCCTTCTTTCAAAAGAGCTTCACCGACAGTCGGTCCTGTAGATCCTGTCTTAGCCCATGCAGCACCGTCTAAGACACCTGAAACTGCAAAAGGATCTTCAAGTTCCATATTAGTTATTATACTGCCTAATTCCTCACCTGTCAAGCCTTTTCTGTATAATTCTCGATAAATTATTAAAGTTCCGTCATTAATATCTACAATTCCCCATAAACAACAGCTTTCAGCGGCATATCCGTAGTCAATTCCTTTAACTCTTTCCCACCCAATAGGTAGCTCAAACGGAGGAATTACATGGACTTGCGTATCAAATTCTACAAAAGCAGCTCCTTCTGCAACATCCCAATTACCTTCTAACAACTGTCTACGTTGAATAGGTGGTAAAGACTTAAGCATTTGCTCATAAATACCATCTTCCGCAAGATAAGGATTATCAGCTAGTTTTGCGGGAATAAACTTCCTAGATAATCCATCGTTACCTGTAAAACCTGTGTTATGTTCTGAAGGTTCTATGTATCTTTTCTTTACCCAATGCGAACCTACACCGCCCGGATTTGCTGTGCAGCGTAGGTATGTTTGTATTTCAGGATCAGTTGTACGAAGTCGGGAAGCTAAATAGTTCCAACTAAACTCTGTAGGTAGGTGGGTTATTTCGTCAAAGCCTATCCAAGAATAAGCTTGCCCTTGATAACGATATACATCTGCGTCACGTTCAAGGAAGCCAAACTCTACTTTTGCACCGCTTGGAAAGTTCCAGAGTTTTTCTACTTCTCGGAACTTAGCTCCTTGAAAAGCTAACGGATAAAGTTCACGAGATTTATCTATCATCTCGCGTAACTCTGGCATAGAGCGTCTAAGTATTAGTGCGCGGTGCGCTTTCTTATGTGCATAGCGTAACGGATCAATCAACATTGCGTATGATTTACCACCACCCGCAGCACCGCCATACAGAACATCTTTCTCACCTGCAGCAAGAAAGTCTGTTTGTGGTCCTTCGTTAGGATGAAATAAGACATTTTGTTCTGGCAGTATGTCTTGTACTGCTTTAGGAAGCTCGTCTAGCTCTGAAGGCAAAACAACGCGATCCGTCTTATCGGAAAGCTTATTTATTGTATTGGTTGTGGCTTTGTAAGACTTTCTAGCATTGTTTAGCTTTTCTTCAAGCTTCTTTATGTTTTTCTTTTTACGTGCTATTTTACGATGAACAGCATACTTGGCTTTTTGTGAAGAGGATACGTTGTAACTGCTACCTGATCCTAATGGTCTGCCTGCTTTTAAACGTGGTGTACCGTCTTTCTTACGGACAAAGTTACCTTCGCTATCTTGCAAGTAACGATCTGGGTTCAGTTCCCAGTCTTTCGCTTCTTTTTCCATACTTCTTATCTACATGTTTTTTAAGACCTGCGCGAGTAATTGATCTTTCTGTCTTATACTCTAACCAATCTACTGCTTCTTGCAAAGATATTTCTTCTTTAACAATCATCTCTTCTACTAAACCAAGTGCTTCTATCTGTTCAGGTATGGGTTTTAGGTATCTAGTTTCTAGATCTAACTCATAACCAAAAGGAATAGTTGAACTGGCTCGTTTAATATAACCGTTTTCTGTGTTCATAGTACTACGTTACTTTAGTTTTAGTTTTGCTTTAAGTGTTGCGTATAGTTCTGGCTTGGCTCTTTTAATAATAATAGCTGCCATAACAACGACTACACTTAGACCGATGATAAAATCCATAGTTACTCCTCCTCTATAGTTACGTCTGTGTATTCTGTATCTTCAATTACTACTGAATGTTTCTCAGGCAATATAAAAATACCCCCTTGCACATTGTGATCTACCTGTACGCGGTCAGTCTTAGCAACACCTACACGATCAAGTATAGTCTGTGCAGCGTGTAGCTTTTGACTAGCTTGTGGAATAGGTTTGTTACTGTCGATCATCTCTACTAACTTAAAGGCAGCTTTAGGTGCGGAACGCGCAAGCACATCTGAGGCTAAGTCGACTACTTCTTCTTTTAATGATTTAAGTACTTGATAGTGATTGCCTGAATAGCCTGCAAGTTCTGCTGCTTTTTTAAAGTCACCTTCGGTAGTGACAAGATTATCTAGGAAAGACTGCTGTTTTTCTGTGAGATTACGATTAGTTTTCTTTTCTGGCATTAAATTCATAATACCTACTATTATAAGGGTACTTTTAAAGTTTGTCAAGTCTTATTTATTTTTTCTTTAGGGCTTGACAAATGCTAAAATAAACTGTATAATGAATGTAATGGTCGGGGGGTTCAATACCTATAGAACCTAGCTAGTTTATTTCCCCTTATAGCGCAGATAACGCTTATAAAATATATCTATATATTGATCATTTATTATATATGTTTGTTAATATGTTCGCGGCACTGGTTAACACTTGAAAAGTTTGTGAAATGTATAACATTTAGATATATGGGGGGAGGGGGTGGGGTGGCACTCTGCCCGCCCTGCCTTGATTTTACAAGCTTTTCCAGGACTAGCACACTTTAACAAGTTTGTCAAGCTTTTTATTTTTTTTTATTTACTTGACAAGCTTGGCAAATTAGTATAGGGGGTAAAGTTTTTAAAATCTGGTATGCAATATTTTAAAATTGTATAAAATTTGTACAGTTAACATGTTAACTAATTTAAACGCGATTTAAGCAACTAAAAACTTACCCGCTACCATAGTATTAAAATATATTTATCTCAATATTGTTATTTTTTACTTGACAAGCTTTGCCAACTATGCTACTTGAAAATTAATTTTAAATAAAGCTTGACACGTTTTCTGTATTTGCTATTATCTAGTTTCAATTAACTATATAAAGGTAATACATTATGACTACTAGATATAATACGCCATCATTTAAAGCTTCACCCCGCGCCGTTGCTACTGGTTCAACTACTACCGCCCGCAATCCTGATATTAAGACTGTATCTAATCCGCCTATTATTGAGCGTAGATTTGAGGGTAATGTTCCAGTGACAGTATATGCCCCGCAAAATGAGCGTAGATCGTACCGCTTTAATAATGGCTATCAGGCGATTAAATCGGATGTTGGCTTCTGGATTGATCAACTCCGCAACGCTTAAACGCTAGGCGATCATAAACAAATTAGCCCGCTTTAATTAGCGGGTTTTTTTTGCCTGTAATATATGCTTAACATGTTAAATAATTTATAAGCGATTTAAGACACGCTAATTTTTTATATAGGATAGTACCTAAAATATATTAACTCTTTAAATAGGCATCTAACAGCTCGCTGTATTTGATTGTTAGCCTATGCCCTAATAGATTAAACTAATTTAAAAATAATTTAAAAAAAGCTTGACTTTTAAAATAAGCATGTTAACATGGTGGTAAGTTAAATAAATAAACAAGGAATTACATGAGACGGAAACAAAGACACTTAGAAAAAGAATTATTAACATATAAATATTTAAGTTTGTTTGTATTAGGTTTTTTATTGGGTTTTTATATATCAAAATTAATTTAAAAAAAAGCTTGACATTTAAAATAAGCATGTTAATATGGTTGTAAGTTAAATAAATAAGTAAGGAATTATATGACAAACATTTTTGAAAAAGAAAAAACAGTCACCATGACCAAGCAGTGGTTCGGCAAGACTGAAGAGATTCAAGTTACAAGGAATGAGTATATTGATACTTGGACAACTGCAGTAGCAGAAAAAGGTTACAGCAGAATAGTAGATTATTCTAACTATGACATAAGAGATGCACAACTCAAAAAGATTGAAGAGTTTACAGATTTTATGGGTAAGCTTGCAGGTGAGCAATGGGATAGAGATTATAAATTAGATAATGAGGAAGTTTAAACATGGAAATAGATAATGTGGATAAATATAAAAATATTACTATCTATGGTAATCTTCATGAAGCTGATAGCTTTATTGTAGGTGACGAAGAGCAAGAACATATTATAGATAACTGGAATCATGACGAAGATAGAATCTTTTTAACATGGGAAGAAGCGATAGATTACATGTTAGAAAAATATAATTTTAATGGTGACATACAGCAAATAGAGGTAGATTAATATGTTATACCAACATTACATAAACAACGCTGAGGTAGACAGGCGGGTGATGTTTGGTGGTGAGAACGTGACACTTGGAAAAATATTAAAAGATAATCAAGAATATTTTAACAAGCTTCCATCAAGTTTATTATCAGTAGGCAGTGATGCCAAGACTGTGAAGAGTGAAAAGATAGAGATCAAGACAGGCATTATGTATCTGGCTCAAGCGGACATGCTGACAAAGAAAACGCTGTGTGCTTTTGCAGAATTAGCAGGGTGTAAGAATGATTGCTTGATTCATGCGGGTAGATTAGGCATGAAACACGCGACAAGGGCTATTATAAGAAGGACATTGCTCTATCTTTATCAACGAGAAATGTTTGATAGTATGTTAAAGAATGAGATTATGAAGCTGTCTTTTGAACATGGGGAAAAACTAGCCATACGATTAAATGGTACGAGTGATATAGATTTTGAATATATTATAAAAGAATTTAAGAACGTGCAGTTCTATGATTATACCAAGATACTGCCGAGAGTAAGCAATAACAAGTTGAAGAATTATGACTTGACATATAGCTTCTCACCATACAGTAAGAAGTCTTTACAGCATGGAAGGGAAGCGGTCAAGAAGAAATTCAAGATTGCGGTTGCCTTTAATACCAAGAATAGTAAGGGCGATACGCTCAAGATTCCAGATAAATTATTTGGAAGAAAGATTGTAAGCTTTGATGACACTGACGCTCGCTTCCTTGATAAAGAAAGTAGTGTTGGGTACTTGACAAGGAAGGGAAGTAGTGTTAAGGTAAGACAAGCTGAGAACAAAATAAAAGATAGCTTCTTTATAACTGAGGCTAACTTAAAAGAGTTACAGGTTTAAGTACAGTACCTATTATAAAACTGTACGTGTAAACAAAAGAGGGTTACATTATGTTAAGATTATTTAGAGACAGCCAAAGCTATGACAAGAAGTTCTACCACATTAATTTATTTGGGTGGAAGTTTAGAGTTGCGACAAACACTAGAGGCTTTAACAAGTTTGGTACGTATCGAACAGGTCGAGGTCGAGTGCTTAACTTGGGTAGACAGTACATGTGCTTTATACCTAAGTCGTAACATAGAAGTCTGACCAACAATGTAATGTAGAGTTGTTGGTGTGACTATAAAAGCGCATCTACTGCAGGAGACAGACTGGATAAACCACGAGATAGTCAAGCAGAGCTGTCAGAGGAGTTGGTAGTCATCTTCATGACTAAAAAACTACCACATTTTTTAACAATAAAGAGGAAAGTAAAATGGCTACACAGATAAGAAAGTTTGAACAAGAAGCAATCGTTGATACTATTGCTGATAAGATAGAGACAGAGTTAAAGAGTAAGAGACAAGAGATGATTAAAGATGATAGAGACTACGAGTCTATGTTATCAGATTCAAATCAGATGAAAGCTTTGAGTAAAGATATTGATGATCTAACAGAGAAAAGAAACTTACTGTATGGTAGTATCTATGAACGTGTCCAAGAATGGAACGCTAGTAACAGTTCTTATGCACTAGATATAAACAGGTATCAAGGAGTCTTAAGTTTAAATCCAAAGCTTAACTCTTATCATTTAAAAGAAAAGATAGGTAACAAGGTTGCGATAGCACTCTTGCCTAAAGATGCAATAGAGAACATGGATACTATTATATCCAACATAACTAAGGAGTTTGTATGAAGTTTAGAGATGCGATAGCGATAGTAGCACCAAATAAACTGGCATGGTATGATGCTCAAGATAAAGATACTAAGTTTCAAGATGAAGCTAATGATTTATTAGAAGAAATGCCTAGAGCAGGATCACCTGAAGACAGAGGTAGTGCTGATCGTTACTATTATAGAAGGTACAGTCCTCATTACTATGAGTATCCTTTTGGCAAAGGTGAGTCACCTCGTATTGAAGAAGATCGCATGACACCTGAACAGATTGCCTTGTATAAAAAAGGTTGGGATAACGAAGACGAACGTAAAGAATTTGACTATGAAGAATTTATAATAGAGGATGAGGAAGAGGAGTATGAATGAAGAAGAGCTATACTTAAACACCTTGATAGCAGAGGCTGAGTTACAAATGACAATAGGGTATACTGCATTTGGAATGTGTCTTATGCTTGTTGTTTCTTTATGGATATACTGGAGAGTAAGATGAATATATTTTATTTTTATGATAGCCCTATACAATCGGCAGAAGCACAGCCAGATAAGATGCTAGTGAAAATGCCCTTAGAAACTGCACAGATGCTCTGTACTGCACACAGAGAGTTAGATGGAGATGAATATGCAGATAGTGTAGGACTTTACAAACGAGCATACTGGAATCATCCGTGTACGATATGGGCTAGAGAATGTAATGAAAATTACTCATGGTTATATGCTCATTTTCTAGCACTAGGAATGGAGTACACTTACAGATATGGTAAGGAACATGCAAGTATTATTAAGTTGGCTAAACCTTTAATGCAATTCCCTAAAAATATAAAAAGTGGTCAGATGACAACAGTTGCACAAGCTATGCCAGATGAATACAAGAATGATAACCCCATCAAAGCGTACAGAGATTATTGTATTAACGAAAAGCATTACGCTAAGTGGGAGAAAGGTAGAGACAAACCTAAGTGGTGGGTGAAGGTGAAGGAAGAGCTTGATGAAGCGCAAGCAATAGATGATTATTATATGTCAATAGCGGAGGTGTTATAATGGTAACAAGAGTATACAACAGTAAATGGAGAAGTAAACACGACAAAAAATTCCACACCTTTAGATGTAAATGTAAATGCTGTGAACGCAGACTAGAGGATGAAAGGTATCTACCTATAATAGAAGTAAAAGGAAGAGATTCTTTCAATATAGAGGTAGGTATAAACGGAGATAGGTATGAAGATTGGATAAGTTTAGATACCCACGAGGGAACTATTATACTTCAGGGAGTACATGTACTTGAACTATGGGAAACATTATTAAGATATTCTTCTAGAAAAATGAGAAACTGTTTCCAACACTTACTTACTTTAACAAGTCATGTAAAAGGAGAGAAACTTTTTGAACCTTTTAAACGTTCTCACTATAATATAGAAGGGGAAAAAAGTAATAGAAAACATTACAAAAAATGGAACAAGATTTGGGAAGCAAAAAGAACTATGCATTTATCTATTGAGGAACAAGAAAAATTTGAGGAAGAAACATGAGCTATGATAAACATGGTAGAGGAATGGTAGCTGTTAATCTCGTACATAACTATCTAATAAAGAAAGGTTATCAAGTCTTTAACGAAGACCAAAGTCAAGGTATAATTGATATGGTTGCTATTAACGAAGAAGGTGATATACTATTGATAGATGTTAAAGCATTGGCAAGAAGAACTGATGGAACTAAGATCAACAGAATATTAAGATTAAATCAAAAGAAACTTGAACAAGTCTTAGGTATTAAGATACAGTTAATATATGCTGATGTTGATACAGGCGAGATAGAGTTTAATAGGAGATAGAACATGAAGAAACCTAAAGGCAAGACAGTCATGGTTAGATACCCAGAAGATGATACCACTTGGCACAAAGCTACAGTTGGTACGCTACTGAGCATACAGTTTACTGCTGACTATGAGGTAGATGGTAAAGAAACACATGGGTTTTTCTTTTATAAAGATTATAAATTAACTTGGAGATAGAGATGAAAGTAGGACAAGAGATAGATGGTAGAACACTAGACAGTATAACTATGGACAGCAGCACAAGAGATATGGTTTTTTGGTTTGATACAGATAAGATAGTAGTCAGACACAACGAGTCCATTGATAAAGTTTTAAATCATAAATGGGAGACACAAGATGCAGGATAGATACGAAACACTCTTGCAAATTGAACAGGTATTAAGTAAGCTAGAACGAACTGTACCTGCAGGGTTACGTAAAGAGATAGGTATTTCAAAAGCGTTAGACAACGTAGGTAAGTTAATAGATGGTGAAACTGAAAAGAAACATGAAGAGTTAGAGAAAGAATACGCAATGATGCAACAAGCAATAGAGGAAATGAAATGAACGAAGACATATTGAATCAAATAGTAGATGATTATTATTCCGATTGTCCTTGTGTAGATACTAACCAAGAGAGTATCGAAACTTACGGCAACGATGATAGTATAGAATCAAACAAAGATAAAAATAGATTTGACTTCTGGTCAGAACTGTGATATAATCTTATAACTATTATAGATATGAACACTAATTATTATTAATTATTTTATTATTTTTATAATACTTTATAAAGTTATTGACATTGAGGGTGTGTTAGTGTATAATATACAATTCAAATCACGAACAAGATATGTAGCCCTCATGTATCACCTTCCTTTTTATCTTGTTTGTTCGCTGATTAAGCGAGTAAGTTTCTGGTCTTACGATAATATAAAACCAGATCTAATTTTTATAGCAACGAAAGAGGTAAAATAAAAATGATGTACGCAACAGGAAAAGCAATGTGGGCTAACGTGTCTGTACCTAACACACGTTTTGAACCACATAAATACATGGTCACTATCTTGACTGACGAAGACACAGCAGCTGACTTAGAAGCAGCAGGTCTTAAACAGTCTACCGATAGAGCAGGCAACGCTAAGTATGATGAGCCTGCGTTCATGTTCAGTAAGACTGCGATACGTAAGAAAGATGGTGTCGCCAACAAAGCTCCAAAGCTAATTGATGCTGATGGTAATCCTTTAGATTGTTTGATTGGTAATGGTTCTAACATTACTGTAAAGGTTAGACCATACAGTACAGCTTATGGTACGTTTGGAGAGTTAGTCGCTGTTAAGGTTAACGAGCTTGTTGACTATGAAGATGGCGGTGACTTGGATAACGAGGAGTTTTAAGATGGATGAACAGAAACCTTTTATTACTATTGATGATGTGCAGATTTCGGTAGAGGATTTACCTCAAGAAGCACAAGGTATCTTTGGTAGGATACAAAGATTGAATCAGAAGAAAGCAACTCTTACGTTAGACATGGAGGAGATAGACGCAAGCCTTAACTTTTTTTCAGGTAGGATAATTAGTATTGTTAATGAAGATGCTAAACCAACAGGAGAAGCTGATGAAGAATTGGTAGAAGGAGAAGACGCAGTAAAATCTAACAATTAAACTTAACAAGAGAGGCAGTACCATTCAAGAGAACATAAGAGATAAGATGGTAACTTATCCGCCTCTTAATTTTAAAAGGAGCAAAGCATGAGGGCAGAGTTTGACGAAAAAGAATGGGAGTTGGTACACCAACCTTGTCCTTTGTGTGACAGCAGTGATGCTGTTGGTATCAATAAAGACAGATCAGCAAAATGTTTTAGCTGTGATGAGTTCATGCCTAACTATGATGATGCAAGCAAAGGAAAAGATATGGAAGTAAATAAAATTAAACCACTTGTTCAGCAACAACAACAAGTAAATGATATAGCAGGTACTTATTCTGCGTTGACAGATAGAAAGATAAAGTTAGAGACTGCAAAAAAATATGGTGTGAAAGCACAACACGATTTACAAGGCAGAGTAACTAAGCATTTCTATCCTTACTACAACGGACATGAGCTATCAGCAACCAAGTGTCGTAACGTAAATGATAAAGGTTTCTTTCTACAAGGAACGTATAGTGACACAGGTTTATTCGGACAGCAGTTATTTAAAAGCGGTAAGTATATAACGATTACCGAAGGCGAATGTGACGCAATGGCAGCTTACGAATTACTAGGCAGTAAGTGGGCTGTAGTTTCTATTAAGCGCGGTGCGGCAGGTGCAGTACGAGATATAAAAGAAAGCCTTGAGTTCTTTGATGACTTTGAAAACATTATCATTGCATTTGATAATGACAAAGCAGGTAAAGAAGCAAGCACTAAAGTAGCTAGATTGTTTAAGCCTAGCAAGGCTCGTATTATGACGTTGCCTACAGGGTGTAAAGATCCTAACGATATGCTACGGCAGAACAAACACAAGCAGTTTACTGAAGCTTGGTGGTCTGCTAAAACGTACACTCCATCTGGAGTTATCAATGTCTCTGAACAACGTGAGAAGTTTCACAACAGAGAAAAGAAAGAGAGCGTACCTTACCCATACGAAGGTCTTAACAAGAAGCTGTATGGCATGAGACAAGGTGAGCTTGTTACTCTTACAGGTGGTACAGGTCTTGGTAAGTCTAGTGTTACGAGAGAGATAGAACATTGGCTAATTAACCAGACTAAAGATAACGTAGGTATCATTGCACTTGAAGAAGACTGGCGCAGAACTATTGATGGTATCTTATCTATCGAAGCTAACGCTAGGTTATATATAGATCAGGTACGAGAAAGATATTCTAAAGAAGAATTAGATAAGCTCTTTGATATTCTATATGATGGACAGAATAAGAATAGAGTATGGGTGCATGCTCATTTTGGAGCTAACGAGCTAGACGAAATTTTTTCTAAGATAAGGTTTATGATCATAGGTTGTGGCTGTAAATGGGTAGTAGTAGATCACTTGCACATGCTTGTCAGCGCATCTACTGAAGGAGATGAAAGACGTACCATTGATTCTATTATGACTAAGCTTAGATCTATAGTAGAAGAAACAGGTGCAGGTCTTATTCTTGTATCACACTTGCGCAGAATTGATGGTAACAAAGGACATGAGAACGGTATCGAAGTAAACCTATCTCACCTTAGAGGTAGTCAAAGTATTGCACAGCTTAGTGATTGTGTATTAGCTCTTGAACGTAACCAACAGTCAGACGATCATCAAGAGTCACAGACAACTAAGGTTCGTGTATTAAAGTCTAGGTACACAGGTGATGTTGGTATGGCTTGTCATTTATTATATGATAACGAAACAGGTAGACTTAAAGAAGTATCTAACGAAGACTTAGAAGTAGAAAACAACGAAGGATTTTAATATGGATTTAGTATTTGATATAGAAACAGACGATCTTAAAGCAACAAAGATACATTGTATAGTGTGTCAAGATCCTAACTCAGGAGAGATTTTTAAGTTTAAACCTAATCAGATTGATGAGGGTGTTAAATTTTTAAGTACTGCTGATAGATTAATAGGACACAATATTGTTGGCTTTGATATTCCTGTAGTTAAAAAATTAACAGGTACTGATCTGTCTCATATCGAAGCATTAGATACCTTAGTGTTGTCACGACTTCTCAATCCTATCCGAGCAGGTGGTCATAGTCTTGAAGCTTGGGGATACAAGTTAGAATATCCTAAGATTTCTTTTGAAGAGTACAAAAATTATTCTGCAGAAATGTTGAAGTATTGTGTCAGAGATGTGCAATTAAATACTCTAGTATTCAAGAGCTTACGTTTAGAATCTAAACAGTTTTCTAAGGAAAGTGTATTACTAGAACATGGTGTTGCAAAGATAATGAAGGAGCAAGAAGAGAACGGTTTTAAGTTTGATAGTTACTCTGCTGAGATATTGCTCGCTAATCTGAGAGAAAGAAAACAAAAGATAGAAGATGAAGTACACAATACATTTAAACCTAAATGGGTAGATGATAAAGTAGTTACACCTTATGTTAAGAAGGATGGTCAGTTATCCAAACGTGGATTGTCTGATGAAGAGTACGATAACTGTTTGTGGTTTGGTAACACAGATCCTTTCATGCGTAGAAAGTTAGTTGACTTTAATCTTGGCAGTCGTAAACAGATTGGAGAATACTTGATTGACTTTGGTTGGAAGCCAGAAAGATTTACACCTACTGGTCAGCCTATTGTAGATGAAAAAACTTTATCAGAAGTTACACACATACACGAAGCTAGTCTCATTGCAGAGTTTCTTTTGTTACAGAAACGTATAGCACAGGTTGATTCATGGGTGAAAGCAGTTGAAGAAGATGGTAGAATACATGGCTTTGTTATACCTAACGGTGCTATCACAGGTCGCATGACACATCGTAGTCCAAACACAGCGCAGATTCCTAGCTTACGTCAGCCTTATGGCAAGGAGTGTCGTGCATGTTGGACAGTAGACGAAGGTAATGTCTTACTAGGTATTGATGCGTCAGGTTTAGAACTAAGAATGTTATCTCACTATATGAAAGACGAGGAGTTTACAAATGAAATACTTAACGGAGACATACATACCGCTAATCAAAAGCTTGCAGGACTTAAATCAAGAGATCAGGCAAAGACATTCATCTATGCGCTTATGTACGGAGCAGGAGATGAGAAGCTTGGAAGCGTGGTTGGTGGAAATAAATCAACTGGTAGAAAGTCTAGACAACTGTTCTTTGATAATAAACCATCATTTAAAACTCTTAGAGATAGAGTTACGAGAGCAGCAGCAAGAGGCTTCGTCAAAGGATTAGATGGTAGAAAATTATTTATACGTAACGCACACTCAGCTTTAAATACTTTATTACAAGGAGCAGGTGCGATAGTTATGAAGCAAGCACTTGTTATATTTGACAAGCATTTACGTGAAGCAAACCTAAAGTATAAGTTTGTTGCTAACATCCATGACGAGTGGCAAATGGAAGTACCTAAACAAACAGCAGAACTAATAGGTGCGATGGGTGTTAGATCTATTATAGAAGCAGGACAAGTTTTTAATATGAACTGTCCTTTAGATGGTGAATATCAATATGGAGGGAACTGGAGTGAAACACACTAACTCAACACTAAATTTTAAAAAAGATTTAAAACGTGGTAGAATTATAGAAGAAAAAATACTTGCTACATGTAGAAAAAAATATCCTTGTTCTGTTTTAATAGAAGGTAAGTTTAAAGATTATGATTTATTCGTTCCTGAAACAAATAAAAAGTTAGAAATAAAAGGAGATTATAGAAGTTGTGAAACAGGTAATATCCTTATAGAGCTTATGATGTTTGGTAAACCTTCAGCGTTGCTAACAACTAAAGCAGACTATTGGGTTATCTTTACAGGAAAAGAAATATTATGGACTACACCAATAAAAATAGTTGAATGTATAACTATTAATAACATATCTTCACGAACCTTAACTGGTCAAGGAGATACTTCATCTAAGGTAGCTTGTTTAATACCTATAGAAAAGTTTAAAAAATATTGTTTTAAAATAGAGGAGCTGTTAAGTGAAACACACTAATAAAGATTGTAAGTTTTGTGGTGTTGAACTAGTATTAGGAACTAATTTTACCGATTACGCATATAAAACAAGTAATTATAATTGTAAAAAGTGTCATTTAAAATTACACAAAGAGTGGAGCAGCAAAACAAACTTAAAAAGAATGTATGTTAATGGTAAATATGTTTCTCAAAAACATCCATTATATAAAGCAGGAAGATATAAGACTTTTGAAGGTGCAGCTTTCTCATCTTTATCTGGCTATGAAAAATCTAGTGAAGGTTATGTATATGTTATAACTAATCCTTGTTGGAAAGGTTGGATTAAAGTTGGTATGGCTATTGATGCAGAGGATAGATGTAAACAGTATCAAACCTCTAGTCCTTTTAGAGATTATAAATTAAGGTTTAAGAAATACTTTGACGATAGACGAAGTGCTGAACAACAAGCACATAAGAAAATAAAAAATATTTGTAAAGATAACAATGGAGAATGGTTTAAAGTTTCTATATCAGAAGCTAAAGAAATCATACAGTCAATATGAAAAAACTAGATACGTTAGTAGAAGATATATACGACAAGCTATCTGTACTATCAGATGGTGAGTCACTAAACATAGACGATAAAACTATTGATGCTTTCGGTGAGTCAATGAAAGAAGTTCTTTCTCATTGGGCTAACCCTAGACCAAGAGATAGTGGTACGTTACGTATGTCTAACATTGGTAAACCTATGCGTCAGCTATGGTATGATATGCGTTCAGAAAGTAAGACAACTGAAAGAATTAAACCCTCTGTCTTTATTAAATTTCTATACGGACATCTACTTGAAGAGGTACTTCTGTTGTTAGTTAAGATAGCAGGACATAAAGTTACCGATGAACAAAAAGAAGTTTCTGTATCTGGTATTAAAGGACACATGGACTGCGTTATTGATGGTGAAGTAGTGGATATTAAGACAGCCTCTAGTTTCGCGTTTAAGAAGTTTTATAATAAAACCCTAGCCGAAGATGATATATTCGGTTATCTCCCTCAGTTGGCAGGCTACGAGGCTGCTATGGGTACAAACAAGGGTGGTTTCTTAGCCATGAACAAAGAGTCAGGTGAAATAGCATTATATAGACCTGATTCTTTCGATAAACCTGACATAAAAAACAAAATAAAAACAGTTAAAAAACTTATAAAGGTAGACACACCACCTGATTTATGTTATAATCCTGTACCAGATGGAGCAGCAGGTAACATGAAGATAGGTAAAGGATGTACTTGGTGTAGACATAAGTTTGAATGTCATGCAGATGCTAACGAAGGCAAAGGATTACGAGTGTTCAAATATGCAGATAGATATTCTTATTTAACTAGAGTAGTAAAAGAACCTAGAGTATTGGAAGTTACTAAATGAACGGAAGAAAAGCAAAAGCACTAAGAAAACGTAGTAAAGAACTATTAGTAGAATGGTTACGTTCTGTTGTTCCTGAAGGAGAAGATCTTACTAAGATACATACAGGAAACATACACGAGTTTATGCCTGCTGAAACACACATCTATGCTAATCGTAAGTTTTTATTAAGTGCTTATTCTTTACGTTGGTTTTATAAAAAATTAAAACGTAACCCTGATGCAACTTTATACGAGTTACTAAACGAACAGAATGTAAAATCTAGTACTGGTCATTGGGTTATCTAATGGCTAAAAGAAAACCTAGAAAAGTTAGACCAAGAGAAAAGAACGTACCAACAGGATACGATAGTAAGTGGGAGTACGAGTTGCACAAAGGTATATTAAATAACTGGAG